GCGGATTCTTTCTTGAGGGGGGCGGAGGCGGCGGAGCCTTTCTTCTTCTCCTTCTTGGAGGCTTTTTCAGCGTCACCTGCGGGCTTGGCAGGGGTAATCGTGAAGGAGGCGGAGATTTGTTCAGCAACTTCATAGGTGCAGTCGTGTTGCTCTTCGCAGTTCTGGAGCGGATAGGCCTTGGCAGTCGAGCGCGCTTCGCGCTGTTGACGCTTCTGGTCATAAATCCATTCGCGGTAGAGATCACCGCGAATTTCATTGCGAGGGAGGCCGGAAATGGTGTCGATGGTGGTATCGTAGGGGCCAGTGTCGCCGGGCCAGAGGGGCGTCCAGGGCTCCTGGACAGAGGTTTGAGCGATCTGTTCATCAGGATCCAGCAAGGGCAGCAGGGGGACGGCGGGCGCGGTCGCGCGCTGGTTCAGCATGAAGATGGAGTAGATCACAGCCATCTCACGCGGATCGGTGATGTCGATCCACACGGTATCGGGCGGAGGGACCTCGTCCGTGGGCGTGGCGGAAGGCATGCGCGGTTCAGCGTGAGCGACATACGTAGTGCGTTGGACGGTGTTGGGATCGCCAGGCTTCTTGCGGAGCAAGCAAGTAAGGTGGCCGTCGCCAAGGGCAGCAGGGTAGGAGCGGCTGATCTGCTCCCACTCGAGAGTGTCGCGAACTGGAGCGACCTCTTGGGTGCGTTCGAAGATGACAGGGATGTCAGCAGAGAAGCAACGCTCAAGGTCTTCCCAGTGCGGAAGAGTGGGGTTCAGCGAATGTTTCGCGGCGTACGCAGCGATGCGAAGGACAGTGGCATCGAATAGAGGCTTATTGTAGCAGCGGTGGTACTCGAGGGCAGTGGCTTGGAGCAGGTCGAGGATGCGATCGGGCGTGTTCTTCGTAGTGTACTGGTCGATCAGCTCGATGGTAGACGTGGGCAGGCCCCAGCGGAAGAAGCCAGCCTCACGGCGCGGGGTACGCGAGAGGAAGACAGACTCTTCTAGAGTGAAGTAGTGGGGCATGTCCTGAGCGGCCTGCATCTTGTTGCGGGGGTTGACGTACTCGACGCCGCTCACGGCTTTGGAAACGAGCGCGAGGGAGCGGTTGGTGAGCACGCTGGTGCCATCGCAGGCCGCGTAGCCATCGTCGCCGTATCCTTTGGTCAGGAATTCGGCTTCATAGGCAGCACGGTCGGCAGGAAGGCC